CGCGGTAGGGCAGGTCAAATAGTGGGACAAGGATTCTCAGGAAACAAAACACAACTAGGTGTCAAGATGAGTATCACTGTAAAGAAACAGGGATGCGCTAATCTTAAAGCAATTGTTGAAGAAGATAAATTACTCTTCGAAGATTATGATATTTTATCTGAACTCACTACATTTATACAAAAGAAACAATCATTTGAAGCAGACGAAGGTTATCATGATGACCTAGTTATGTGTATGGTTCTGTTTGCCTGGTTGGTAATGCAGGATTACTTTAAAGAGATGACCGACCAAGATGTTCGTCGTAGAATCTACGAGGAGCAACGTAATCAAATCGAACAAGACATGGCACCATTTGGATTTATTGATGATGGATTAGGTGACGATACTTTTATGGATGGGGATGGAGACCTCTGGGCATATGGAGATTCTCAGGAAGAAGTTAGCTACATGTGGAACTACTGATTTTAATAAATAATTCTAGATAAATTTGGATGTCACGGAGAGTATCACATGGCTAGTCAAGTCTCGCCTGGAGTAATTATCAGAGAGCGCGATCTCACAAATGCAACTATTGTGGGTTCTCAGGCTCTTAGAGGAGCAATTGCTGCAGCCTTCCAAAAAGGACCAGTTGATGAAGTTGTTGCTATCAATTCACAAAAAGAATTAGTCGATACTTTTGGTGGACCAATTGATGAGATTGCAGAAGATTGGTTTGTAGCATCCGAATTCCTTTCATACGGTGGACGTTTAGCCGTAACCAGAGTTGCTGATGCTGCAGCGGCAGCTGCCACTGATAGTAATCTTGTTACTGCAGCATCAGTAGGTAGTTGGGGTAATGACCTAGAGGTTGTTGCTGTTGATAGAGGATACGACCAGAACGTAACTTTTACTCAAGCACCTGGTGTTGTTGCTGATGGAACAGTACTAACATTTGTGAGTGGTAAGACAGCAACACTATATTCATGGGATCCTGCTACTCTAACTGGACAAGTTATTAATACATCTGGTGGTGCTATCGTAACCACAGACGAGATTGACATTCCCGATACTGGAGTTGTTGCAAGTGGTGCCGTAAGCAATCTAGTTGGTACTACAGATCTTGGTGATAATTCATACACAGTTACTCTTTCTGGTGGTAGTTCAACATCTGACGCGACACTAGCATTTGATGTAGCAAGTGGTGTAGTTACAGTCACTTCTTTTACTGGTGGTCTTGGATACGTTGATGGTGAAGTGATTGCAGTTACGGATTCAGATTTAGGTGGTGGTGGTTCAACAGGAACTCCTGTTACATTCGACCTCACAGTAACTGTAGTTGATGACACAAACCCAGTAACTGCAGTTAGCGACTGGTATAGAAACGCTACAGTAACTGTAGGAAGTTTTGTATTTAAATTAAATGATATTGGTCCCCGTCCCGGAACATCCGAGCAGGGCGCTACTTTAGGATTTAGCGAGGATGAGTTCCACATTGCTGTTATTGATTCAACAACAGGAACTATTTTAGAATCATTCCAGTATCTATCTAAACTTACAGGTGGTAAGTCACCACAAGGTGCAAACACATACTACCGCACACTAGTCAACCAGTCTTCAGCAAATATTGTTCTAGCAGCATTACCATTTTCGGGCGATGCATTTGGTGCTGGCGGCGCTTGGGATACTGCTGATCTTGATGTTTCAGCAGCTTCTGGTGCTCTCAAGCGTTTAGCAGTTAAGCAATTTGACCTCTCAAGTGGTTCGGATGCTAATTATGCATATCCAAATGATGCTCTAGAAATTTTTAGAACTTTTGACGAGTTTGATCTAGACTTCATTCTTATGGGTGGTTCAGGTGATGATGAGTCAGATTCACTTGCTAAAGCGGGAACTGCAATTAGTATTGCTACCGAAAGAAAAGATTGTGTAGCGTTTGTTTCCCCACATAAAGGAAATCAACTTAATGGCGATACTCCACTATCAGCAGCAGCTGCTAAGACTAATACTCTTAATTATTTTGCTAACCTAGCATCCACATCATACGCAGTATTTGATTCTGGTTATAAGTATCTTTATGACCGTTTTAATGACGTGTTCCGTTATGTGCCTTGCAACGGAGACGTTGCTGGACTATGCGTTTCAACATCCGCTGCACTTGCTGACTGGTATTCACCTGCAGGATTGAACAGAGGTTCACTAAGAAATGCAATTAAGTTAGCATATAACCCAAATAAATCCGATAGAGACGACCTATATTCTGAAAGAATCAATCCTATCGTATCTCTTCGTGGTAGTGGTATTACGCTGTTTGGTGACAAGACAGCACTTGCTTCACCATCAGCATTCGATAGAATTAACGTTCGTCGTTTGTTCCTCAATATCGAGAGGCGAGTTGACGCTCTTTCCCAGGGAGTATTATTTGAACAAAATGATTCTCTTACAAGAGCAAGTTTTTCTGGTGCTGTTAATTCCTACCTTTCTGAAATTCAAGCAGATAGAGGACTAACAGATTTCTTTGTTGTTTGTGACGATTCTAATAACACCCCATCAGTTATTGATCGTAACGAGTTTGTTGCGGATATTTATCTGCAACCAGTACGCTCTGTTAACTTTATTACAGTTACATTAACTGCTACAAGAACCGGAGTATCATTCTCTGAAGTAGTTGGTCAGTGATAATTATTTTTCCAAACAACAAAAAAAGAGGTAAAAAAACATGGCATCAATGAGTTCATTTATCACAAAGATTGGACAAGGTGTAAAACCAAATCTGTTCAGTGTGAGCATTCCATTCCCAGAATTTGTGGGATTGAGTGCAGAAGATAAGAAACTAACTGACCTTCTATGTAAGTCAGCAGCACTACCAGGTTCCAACTTGGGTGTTATTGAAGTTCCTTTCCGTGGTAGAACAATTAAAATCGCAGGTGATAGAACCTTCGATACATGGTCTGCTACATTCTTTGCTGATAAGGACATGAAGAGTAGAGCATACTTTGAAGCATGGTTGAATGCAATTAACAACCATAACTTTAATGGTGCGGATCTTCCTAACCTTGCTGGAGATGATAAGTATTCAGTTGATGTTGTCGTCAACCAGTTGGAAAGAGGACAAGAAACAGATGTAACGGGTGCAGGTACTAACGGTAGAATCATCAGAGCATACGAACTTAAGTACGCTTTCCCAACTTCAGTTTCTCAAATCGATCTTGCTTATGATAGCAATGACCAGATTGAAGAATTTACAGTTGAGTTCCAGTATTCCTACTGGCAGGCTGCCGCAGGTGGTAGAGAAGGTGCAAGTAACAACCCTGGAGTAACTAACTAATTTACTTCTATAAATAGGTCATAGCACAGTTATAGACCTTATGTTATGAGTAAATTATTTGGATTTCTCATCAACAATCCGGCGGAGCTGAAGGGTCAATCTCCAGTTCCGCCGTCTTCTAATGAAGACGTAACCACCGTAGCCGGTGGTTATTTTGGTACATATGTTGATGTTGAAGGTGGTAATGCCAGAAATGAATTTGATTTAATTAAACGCTATCGTGCTATGGCGTTGCATCCAGAGATTGATTCTTCTGTAGATGAAATTGTAAATGAATTTTTAGTTACTGATGCTAAAGATGCACCTGTAGAAATTGAGTTATCAAATTTACAAGCGGGGGCAACATTAAAAAGAAAAATTAGAGATGAGTTTGAATACATTCTTAAACTCCTTAATTTTGATTTAAATGCACACAATATTATTAGGCAATGGTATATTGATGGTCGTTTATATTATCACAAAGTTGTAGATCTTGCTAATCCAACTAAGGGTATCACTGAACTAAGACAGATTGATCCTCTTAAAATTAAAAAAGTTAGACAGAAGATTGGCAAAGATGAGCAAACAAAACACACTATCCAAGGCAGTGCTTTGGAGTATGACTGGGGTGAGTACATTGATTACTATGTCTATAATCCTAAAGGTTTTGGTGGCAATCTACCTGCAGTAACTGGAACCTCTGACTATGGTATTAGTCAAGGTGTGAGGATTGCAGCAGATGCTATTACATATTGCGGTTCTGGACTGCAAGATATGACTAAGAAAATGACTCTTAGTTTCCTGCATAAGGCAATCAAAGTACATAATCAGTTGCGTATGATTGAGGATGCGATTGTTATCTATCGTTTATCACGCGCACCAGAAAGAAGAATTTTTTACATTGATGTTGGTAATCTACCTAAGGTAAAAGCAGAGCAATACCTTAGAGATGTGATGAACCGCTATCGTAATAAATTAGTTTATGATGCAAACACTGGTGAGATTAGAGATGACAAAAAGCATATGAGTATGCTTGAAGACTTCTGGCTTCCTCGTCGTGAGGGTGGTAGAGGAACTGAAATCTCTGTACTACCAGGTGGTCAAAATCTTGGTGAACTTAAAGACCTTGAGTATTTCAAGAAGAAACTTTACAACTCACTTAACCTACCACCTTCACGTTTAACTGACGACAACAAAGGATTTAATCTTGGTAAAACAACTGAGGTACTTAGAGATGAACTGAAGTTCACTAAGTTTATTGGTCGTCTCCGCAAGAGGTTTGGCGAAATCTTCAATGATATGTTGAAGACGCAACTAGTTCTTAAGCGTGTTATTACTCCCGATGATTGGGAGGAGATGAAGGAACATATTCAATATGATTTTCTATTCGACAATCACTTCAACGAACTCAAAGAAGCAGAACTTAACTTACAAAGAATTCAAATTGCCACACAGTTTGATCCGTTTGTTGGCAAGTACGTTTCTATTGAATGGATTCGTAAAAACGTTCTCCAACAAAGTGAGAAAGAATATAAGGAGATTGATAAGCAAATGAACGCTGAGATTAATCTTGGTCTTGCTATGTCACCTGCTGATATTAATACATTCGATATGATGGATAGACAGAATGATGCTTTTGCTCCAGAGTTGGAAGCACAAGCAGATGCTGACGATCATGAAAGGGAGCAAGAGATTGCTGCTGCAGACCATGAGCGTGAGATGAAGAAAATGAAGGCTGCGCCTAAACCTCCAGCGTCTAAACCAAGTTCTTCGTCTAAATAAATAATATTGCTAACCAATTATAGTTATGTCTGATACTAATCAATCTCTAGAGAAGGCAGTGGATGCCATTTCAAATGGCGACCGTGCAACTGCTATTGACCTTCTCAATGATGTGATGCTTGCTAAATCGTCAGAAGTTATTGACACCTACAAACAAGTAGTTGCTCAAACAATGTATGACGAGATTATGGATAATACCACAGAGGAACCAGAAGAATGAAACTAATTACAGAAGGAAATTTTGAACACGTTCAGATTCTCACTGAAGAGTCTGATGGCAAAAAGAATCTGTATATTGAAGGAGTATTTCTTCAGTCCGAGATTAAAAATCGTAATGGTAGAGTCTATCCACTATCAGTTCTAGAAAGAGAAGTTGGTAGATATAACGAAGAGTATGTAAAGTCTGGTAGAGCAGTTGGAGAACTGGGACACCCTGATGGTCCAACTATCAACTTACATCTTATCTCACATAAAATTACATCCCTAAGAAAAGAGGGAAATAATTTTATTGGTAAAGCAAAAATTCTAGAGTCAATGCCACAAGGTGCATTGGCAAAGAATCTAATTAATGAAGGTGTGAAGCTAGGAGTTTCCTCCCGAGGTATGGGTTCCCTAGAAGAAAAGAATGGTGCTAATTATGTTCGTGACGATTTTATGCTCGCTACTGCTGCTGATATTGTAGCAGATCCTTCCGCTCCTGATGCATTTGTTAATGGAATCATGGAAGGTAAAGAATGGGTATGGGAAGGTGGCATCCTAAAGGAACGCCACATTTCAGAAATGAAGCGCAGCATAGATACTGCTCCATCACATGAGCTCCAAGAGCGCATTGTGAAAGCGTTTGAGGCGTATGTCTCAAACAAATTAATTTAATAAATAACTACAGCACTAAATATCAAAGTTAAGAGGGAAACTCAGATGTCAGATATGTTAAACGAAAAGTTTGGTGAGTTTGTAACTCAGAACAATTTGATGGAAAGTATGCCAACAATGACAGCGGAACCCGCTCCAACTGTGAAGGCAGACGTAATTCCTGGTTCTGGTTCGGACCCATCCGCTGTTTCGGGTGATCCCCAGCAGCGCAATAAAATGTCCGGTGACCCCGCTCCAACAGTGGGAACCGACGTTGTACCAGGAACACAGTCAGTTACAGATTTAGGTGGAAGTACATCCGCACCACTTCACAGTAATGATGAAGATGGAGAAGAGAATCCTGGTGCCAAAGCGGCCGCTCCTGTTTCCCAAGTATCTGGCGACCCACAACAGCGTCATGGTAATCATCACCCTGACCCCGCTCCTACTGTCGGTGCTGAAGTAGCATATGCTACATCTGTAGGTCCTGCGGTAACATATCCAATCAAACCATCGTTCGAAGGATTTGATGTATCTGATGATGTAAAAGCACTCACAGAAGGTCTAGAATTAACTGAAGAGTACAAAGAGAAGATTGAAACCATCTTCGAAGCAGCAGTTAAAGCTAAGATTTCTGAAG